CGTGGGATTTGCACCCATGTTTCACCGCTGTGTGGTAGCGGTGGGCAGTACTACTGTCCTCTTCACTCAATTAACCGAATCGTTGGAAGATATAAGTTCCGATCGGCGCCCCGTCTCGTGGGGTACACGCTGCATGCGCCCGTCTGGCGCTGAAATTGAAATGTTAGAGATTGTCTTATAAGGAGGAGATTCAGATACTCACTCTACTTGCCCTGCTTTACTAAGGGTCTAATTGGGACTACTCTCCACTACCTAGCAGTACCTAGATGTGTGGCGTTCTCGGGGTACGTTCCATGCAGTGTTCGTTCCACAGGCGTTCAGCAATCAGCCGGTTCATTAGCCACTCACGTGGGGACTAATAGCATCCATTTGACTACTCACATGACCTGAGTACTTACTAACTGACATCTGATGGGTGTCTCACAGCATTAAGCCGGACAAATTGTTCCGGAATTAACGTTCTCCCATCATCGGATGATTTGGATATCACCCCCGACACATGACCACTTACTGGACTTATTCCTCATCCTTCCCCATAACTAGGGTCCTCGGAATCATTGGATGCCATAACTAGGGTCCTACTTGACATATAGGGACGCAGTCTTCGCTACTAAATTAGTAATGCCCGCGACATCACCAACTAAACCCGGCACAACCTTTAGCGCTCCACTCACAGTACCAACCCAAGTTAGAAAATTTGCCCAAAACGATGCATTATCGTAATATGGAACGGCAGTGGGGTGGGTGTGGATAAACTCCCTTACGAGAGCTAACGCAATTGGGTCATGACAGGGTGATTGGGAAGAAAAGTCGTAGAACGCGCTATGCGAATTCAACTGGTACTCAACACAGGACCACGTCCGCACAAGTGCGGAATTACTAGTAGTTGATGCTCCTGCTGGCAGCTTGATAAACACAGCTTCCAGCTCACCAATACCAATAAATGTGTTCCCTCCACCAATCGTTACTACCGCACCCCCCGCTCCTGTATCCGCGGCAATGTTCGCCGGGACCAGCCCTACAGCATTAGGAGTGAAGGGGTACGTGTCACCCGACGCTGCGGCTACTGAATAGCAACCGTGGTTGAATGGCATCACCGATTGTGGCTTAACGGTAAGCATAGCTTCAAGCCCAGAAATGCCAAACTTCGCTGCACCGGCAGAATTGGTGTAGTTATGAAGTCTGACAGGTCCCTTAAAGACCTCAATCGCTCCTCCCCACGTCATAGAATTGACGGTTGGAACGACTTCAATCACGTTTGAGGCGTGACGGAACTGATCTACTACGGTATCTTCCTCACCTAGTGGAAACATGGTGGTAAAACCGTCATAGTAGACAGGAGTAAGGGTGAACCCCACCGCTGGTGTTCCGGGGTTCGTCTGGGCATACCAAAAGGCCACACCTGGTGTGGGCAGTAATATGATGAATGAGTCCAGCGTAGCGCTGGGCGTAAACGGCAAAGCCTGGGTCAGTGTATACCTCTTGGCAAGGACACGTCCGTCATACGTGTCAGGTATTCCTGAAAAGGTGTCCATCTCCATGTCATTCGGAGAGGTGGTACATTTCATGTAGGCCATCCCAGCTTTAGTAACTGGGGTCCTACTGATGGTCCTTTGCGGTCTCCTTGCCCTCTTCACTGTTTGTTGAAGTATTTGTTGAGGGGGACTTACCGCGTTCACCATCGCGCTTCTTTCTGCGCGTTTTGTTCTTGCAGCTGCTTTCTTTGCAGGTCGATTTCTTCGGTTCTTGGCCATTGTATGCTCGGGAGGCTATAGGTTCCTGATCCTTTGTGATAAGTTCTGAGCTTGACTTCTTATCACTGCCTCCACTAGTTGGTTCTGAGCCCTTGTACACGTTGCCCTGAAAGATTGTGGGGTACTTAAAAGCTTTCTTCTGCCCACTAAGGTCAATGACATGCGACGGAAACTGATTAAAATCAGTTGCCACATCGTACGCTCGCTCTATAATCTGGAGCGTGGCTAAATCTATGCCCATACGTGTGGCGATAAGCCCGCAGGCCTCGTCATAGTCTACCTCAAATGGCAGTGCTTTAAATCTTTCACCTGACTCTTGTGCCAATTCCTTCCACACTCGCATCTGATATCCCATGCCAACATTACGGCACAACTCATCATACTTAGGATCCAACTTTAACGTCTTGCCTCCAGCGGGTCTCCACCCGCTTTTAGCATCAACTAGTCGTAACACAGCTTTAGAGATGGTACCCACCAAGGGCACATTGGGATACAGGTCTGCAGTGGCCTGAAATTTGCGCACAGCCAGTTCAAATGGCGGTACATTGGCCCCACAGGGAGTAGAGCTCAACTTTGACACGAAACGAATAGGGTCATAACAAAATACCCCCGGTCTAAACCTCACTTGTCCAAGAAATGACGTTGGTTCACCGATATTCGACTGGGTCGCCTTGGCTATAAAGCCCAGCATAGGCGCTACCCTGATTGCTACTTCAGCAGGAAGGTTTGGATGCAATCCATCATCACCACCAACTAATCCGGCCTCTCTAATTGCATCAGCCGTCGTCATTCCGCACTCAACGAAACAACAGACAACATAGAAGAAGTTAAGGATGGTATTGAACAGGGAGGTAAAATATTCCCCCGAACGCCTACTTGCGCCCAACTCAATGGCATGCCCATGCACGCCCTTACTTTTCGTCTTCTTATACAATTTTGAGTGCCATGACTCCCATAGTGGAACATACTCCTTCGCAAAGGCACGTTGACCAATCTCACGTTCGAAGTCCCTCATCCACTGGTTTACCGTGGCGTCCATCTTAGTAAAATCTGTCTCTGTCGTGTACCCAAGCCGTTTTGCTCTTTCCATCACTTTCTCCCACATATCTTTCAATGCAGTGGGGTCTACAAACCCGTAGTGATCTCGCATAAACGTCTTCTTCTTAAACAACCTTGTTAACGGTTCTCCGAACATCCTTGAGAAAACTCTCAAGAACTCTCCTGGGTTGGATATCAATCTCCCGGCCGCAGCGGGGTCCATGGATTCCGTTTTGAGAAACATCTTGACTTGTTCAGGGTCAGGACGAATCGCTTCGTTCTCCACATCATTGAATTTCCTTGCCTGATTCGGCCGATCCATTTCCCGCGCCTCTTCCAAGCTCAGCGGCACCACAGTGTGCTTGAGCTCTTCAGGGATCAACAAGTCGAGGAACTCCCTCTTAACCTTTATCCACTTGGGATCAAGTTTCTTGTCGTTCAGATACGGTTTTACTCTCTCAGCGTCAGCCTCTACTACCGCCTGCTTGTTCTTAACCAGAACACCAGACTCGGTAGTGGCCAAGGCCGGGGTAAGTTTAACCCGGGGTCTTGGTTCGTCACCATTCTCGCATGTTTCTTCATCCAACTTCAAGACATACCCGTCTCCCTCGCCCCCCTCCAACAGCGAAGTGCCATCAGATGGGAAGTTCTGGATACGAATGTGCGCCTTGATGCCCATTGCTAGATCGGGTGCTTGTCGCACGGGATCATAGGACTTCAACACACTCAGATTGTGCTCGACAGATGCAATTGAATGCTTAGTGCCATTTCGAAGGTCAACATTCACGTACTCCTCGTACGGTATGTCACAAACCTTGAAGCGTGCAACCTGCAATGCGACTACTCTG